ATAGTAGCTTGACTTTCTTAGTAAGCTTCTAGCGTCTAATAGACCTTTTTTACTTTGTATAAAGAATATAACATATTTACCATTACTTGTACATATACCATCTATGTACCCTGGATCAGCAGGGTGGTCTAAAAGAGTAATAGTGTCTTTTGCGTGTCTATTACAGTTAGATTCTAAATATTTAGCCTGCTCTACTGTCATATACTGGTCTGTTGGTAAACATATAAACAAATCAAATTTGTGATCATAAAAGCCCGCTCTCAGCTGAAGTGACAACCTATCTTCATATGGATATATCCAGTACTTTGCTTTTTTAGCAAAAGGGCAAATAGGATGCCCACTATTTTGTATTGTAGTGAGTCGTTGTATCCATTCTTCTATATCTTTCTTATGATTAGAGATATCTTTCACGACCACCCTCTCTACTTATATCCCAAGTAACACAATGAAGTCCTCCGTCCCAAAAAAATCTATGTCTAAAATTTGAAACATGAGGGTTGATGTTATGCTTTTCTAAAAATTTAAACAATTCATAGTTTTCGTTAGAAAAAATTACATTTTCTTCATTTACAACTAAACAATTAATATCAAAGCAAGTTTCTAAAGAGTAAGGCATCCAATCAGTAGTCCAAGCATTTAAAAACTGAAAAAACTCATCACTCCAATATTTTTCGTCATGAAATGAAAAAAATACATTTCTTTGCCCACCTTTAGCAGCTGATTTAATACTATTAAATTTTAAATAAGTTTCTCTATCGTTGAAATAGGTTGTGTGCCTATCTATTTGAAAAACATCCCATCCTTTATAAAATTCTTTTACTTTTACTTCTTCGGAAGATGAGATTATTACTCCTGGTTTAAGGATTGCAAACGCTGAATCAGCGTGAGAAATTGCATTTTTAAATTCATAATCATGAGTAGTAAGATAATGAATCTTATACCCTTCATCTTCATACATATCTCTTATTATCTTTTCGTGTTCAGGTGTGTTTGAATGTGTTTTATTATCTACTATTATATCATTTCCCAGCCTTACAATAGATGCATAATTAATTCCAGTTCCCTTGGAGTCTAATAAAGTTTCGTCATGTAAATTACTAAACTTATCACGTAAAGGTGCGTAGTAAGGATTGTCTTTGTAACTGGATACAAAACTATTTATAACTTTACTACCTAAAGTCATATTTACATCTCTTGGGTTTATTAAAACGGGGGCAAGACTTTTAATGTTTTCATGATAAAGATCCGAATAATTAGGTCTATAAGTTTTTACACCAAAACTATTAAGTAGCTTTTCTAAGTTCTGAAAATCCTCTTCAGTTTCGTCTAAAACATCTTTTACTAACCTTTTATTGCCTTCAGAAATTTTTGGGAAAAAGTCTTGGTCTACAATAGACGAAGGAAAACTTTTACCAACCATACAATCAGTAAGTTGTTGAAATTCTGTATATGCTTGTGCTTTTTTCATATAAAATAAGGGATGGTGTTACCACCATCCCTCCTTAACGATTTAAAAGTTAAGTTGTGATTACTCACCGGCAGCTTTAGGTGTGTAATCTGCACAGCTCAGGCCACGACGGGTAAGAACTGTTTTGACACCACGAACTGTTTTATCGAAAGATGTTGCGATCTCTTCAACAGTCTGATCGAGCATATCATCGATACCCTCATATGGGTCAGACTTAACAGCTTTTTTGTCACGCTGAGGAGCCTTGAGGCCCATTGACAGCAACTTGCCACGGATAGAGTTAACAGAACGACCCATTGCGTCTGCAACTTCTTCAAGGTAAGATCCGCCTTCGACCATTGAAGTGATCTTAGCTTCTTCGTCCTCAGAGTAGGTACGTGGGGTAATCTTCTTTTCAGCTGGCTTGACATGCGAGGTCATTTCCAGTGATAGAGCTTTACCATTGATCTGACGCGCAGTGAACTTGCTACCAGCAAACTGGTCAGCAATTTCTTCGGCAGTCAGATTGCCAGAATTTGCTTCCAAGAAAGATGCAAGAGCATCAGTCTCATCAGCAGAAAAGACAGGAGCTGCACCTGGCTTTTTAGGTACGTCGTAACCCAGCTTACGCAATTTAGCTGTTACAGAACGACGTGGAAAATCGAACTCACCCATGAGTGATTCGATAATTTCTTCGGTTACACCTGAGCCTGCAACGTCGTGCATGCGAGTAACCATTTCATCAGTGTATTCAAACTTAGACATGTATTTGTTCCCCTTGAACTTAAGTTTTGTTGAATTTTCAAGAGTTTGTTTTTCTCTTGACTTTATATAGAGATATTACAGAAAAACTTTATAACAAGCAACTGAAATGTTACGGATTTTGGTATCCTGGTTCTTTTTCTTTTTATTAAAAATCACCAGATAACACATTTTTTTGGCTTGACCAATAGTCAATGATGGTTATACCAAGAGTAACAGCACGCTTATACTTAGATGATGTTGTATCACCGCCAGTAATAAGAGCATAACAATCTTTAGTGACAGTTGATGTTACTTTAAATCCAAACTTTTCTAAGCGATCACCTAGATCACCGCGTGTCATATCCAGCTTACCTGTAATACACACATTTCGAGCAGGAGTTCCTACAACGTCTTCAACCGTGACATTCTGTTCAAGTTGAAGAGGTAGAGTATTTACCCACTCTTCGTTTTCGTCAAGCCAAGATAAAACTGATTCAACAGTAGAAGGACCTATACCTTTTATTTCTGTGGTTTCTATGTCTCTTAGATTTCTAAAAGCTGGAATCTTACTGACTATAAGTTTAGCCGCTCGTCTACCAACCCCAGATATACCAAGGGAAGCAAGAACAATATCATAAGGTTTAGTTTTAGTTCTTTCTATCTCAGCTTCGACCTTAGAGCCGTTAGCTCCAAGCTTACCCCAATTTTGACCTTCAAAAAGATCTACTGGGTGAGTAAGTCCCATCTTCTGTACAGAAGCCGGACCCAATCCTTTTATATCAAGAGTTTTGATAAAGTGCTCCAAAACTTTTGATGTATTTATATTATTCTTATCAGCTACCATTAGTCTAGGACCATCTCTCTTTGTCTGCATACCAATGGTCTGTTCAGCATGATATTTATTAACTTTTATTCTGTGCTCAGAGTGTTGTACTACTCCAATGAATTTAGGTATCACACCCCCAGCACGTTCGATCTGAATTGTATCACCTAATCCAAGATTATGTTCTTCAATAATACCTATATTATGAAGAGTAACACGAGATATAGTTGCATCATCTAAAACAACAGGCTCTACAACACCTGTTGGATTAACGGTTCCTGTACGGCCTACTACCCATAGTACATCTTGTAAGGTTGTGATTGCTATTTCAGTCATTCGTTGTTTTAGAGCTACTGCAAACCTTGGGTACTTAGATGTATAACCTAACTGTTGTGATTTAGCGTAAGAGTTACAACGATACACTATACCATCTTTTGGGTAATCCCACGATTGGTCTTCAAGAACTGTAAAAAATCCTGCGTTTTTAAGTATTTTCATTCTTGGCTCATAATCCATAGATACGCCTAACCAGTCATGAGCGATAAATCTAATATTGCGTTGAGCAAACTCTGATGGACTGTCTAAACCCAAAGCTCCAGATACATAGTTCCTAAAGTTTTCAACATTATTATCTGTTACACACTCACCATTAACTACTACTTCATCATAATCAAGATCAATTCTAGTTGGTGCGCCTTTTAACATTCCTATAAGATGTGTAACATCTGTTCCTTGTTCACCATTACCACGAGTTAATCCCATCTTCAATTTACCTCTACGGTAAATTAATGTTAAGTTAGTACCATCAATTTTAGGGAGTTTGACATTCATCCAAGATTCTAATTCTTCTTCTCCTTCATATATTTTACGGAGAGAGTATAGTTTGTATGGATGAGTAACTTTGCCAGCAGCACCGCCTACGTGTTTAGTAGGAGAATCGTGATCGCGCCAACCTTGGGCTTTTTCCATATTCTCAAGTTTATCATAGAGCTGATCATACTCTGCATCTGTTATCATTGACGCAGAGTTATCATAATAAGCTTGATTATGCTTTTGGATAATTTGTTTGAGTTCTTTGTAATTCATATAAAGATAATATCGGAAAATTAAGCATTAAGAAAGTCTTAATTTACTTATTATCTTCTGAGTCGTGTACATAAAGCTGAAGTAACGCATAGTGAAGAACTTTCATTACATCTTTACGAGCATCTTCTTTACTGCCTTTTTTACCATATCTTTGAGCATACTTTAAGACATTACCAATACAAAACCCAGTACCATGCCCTCCATCCATAATAAACTCTGTTGCCTGAAATTTATCACGAGAATAGTGTTGGTTATAAGTACCGTCAATATAAGCTTTAAACTCCTTGATTAAAGAATCTTCATTATACTTATAGTTTGGTGTTTCAATTACTTTGACTTTAGTGCGTTCTGCATTACCAAAATTGCGTTCATATATGGTCTTACCCCTATCAGGAGACTCAAATATTTTTTTACGTTGTGGAAATTTAGCAGGTATTTCTTCTAACTCACGCATTTGGCGTTTCATATATTCTTCATGTCTTTCAGTCATTACATATCACCTATTTAGAGTGGGGAGGCATTCTAGTTTCTACAAACCAGACGTGTTGTCGTAAACCAGGGTGGTATCTACGAATACGTAGCTTTTTACCATCCCTGAGCTGGCTCAAAGTTTTTGCATGAATAAAGTGATATGATGCACTATTACG